AACGTAAAGTTTTGGATGAGATGAAGAAAAGTTTTGATAAACTCGATCCTGGAACAGCTAACTTTGATAAAGCCGCTGCTGATATTGAGCGTGAGAATGCCAAGTTAGCAGCAATGGAAGGTCAGCTACGTGGTGTTGAAAAAGCTTTGCAAGATGTAGGGCGTGAAAATAGTTGGTCTGGTAAGATGGATGCCTTGAGCGAAAAATTTGCTAAAGGTGGAGAAAAATTGCGGGCTATGGGTGATGCAATGAAGCCTGTATCTGCTGCTTTATTAGCTGGTTTCACACTTTCTACTAAGAAGGCGATTGACTTTGAAAGTCAGATGAATACAACCAAATCTCTGTTAGCGGATACTATTCCTAATGCCAAGGAGCTGAGCGCAACCACTGAAAAATTGGGGGAGAGTTCAAAAAATTGGGCGAAGCAGTATGGGATTTCTACTGCATCTATCAATGAAGGGATGCAAGAAATTATTAAGAAAGGTTTTGATGCCAATCAAACAATCGAAGCTATGCCTGCTATCTTAGACGCTACTAAGGCATCTGGTGAGGACTTTAATACGGTCATGAACGCCACTACAAATATCTTGCAACAATTTGGGTTGTCTACTCAGGATACAGAACGGGTAACTAATAGCTTAACCTTTGTCGCCAATAAAACGGCCGCTGGTTTTGCTGATATGGGGGCTGCAATGGAGTATGTTGGTCCCGTTGCTAAAAACGTTGGTATGGACTTGGAAGAGACTGCCGCTGCTGTTGGTCTTTTGTCCAACAACGGTATCGCCGGTGAAAAGGCTGGTACGGCTCTGCGTGGAGCTTTAACAAGGCTGCTGAAACCATCTGAGCAAAACGCTGAGGCAATGCAAAAACTTGGTTTTTCTGCAGAAGAATTTCGTAGCGGTGCGATTAAGCTACCTGATATTTTGGATCGTATCAAAAAGAATACGGAAGGAATGACAGATGCTCAGAAATCGGCCTTGATTGCTACAGCCTTTGGTACAGAAGCTCAGACAGCGATGAATATCTTGGTTGACCAAGGTGGAGATGCGTTGCGTAATCTTGCTAACGAAACCAAGGGGGCGACAACTTATACTAAGGATTTAGCAAATGAATTATCTAAGTCTTCTAAAAATGGTGTGGAACGTTTTAAATCTAGTTTAGAAGTTTTACAGATTAACATTGGTCAGAAATTATTACCATTACTAACTCCTGTGATTGATAAGGTGAACCAATTTATCGACTGGTTAAGTAAGGCTCCTCCAGCCGTTCAGAGCTTGGCGGTTGGTATTGGTGGTTTTTTGGCTCTAGGATATCCTTTATTGAACTTTCTAGGCAATGGAGCGACGGCTCTTAGTATTTTGATAAAACATGCTGGTAAATTAGGAGGACTTTTAAAGGGCGGTCTCGGTCTTGCTAAGGTAGGAAGCGAAGCCACTGTTTTAGCAGAAGGAGCTGGTGCTGCTGCCTCTAGTTCTGGTCTCTTGTCTGGAGCTATTGGGGCTTTGACAAATCCTATTGGTTTGCTGGTGGGTGGTGCTGCTTTACTAGCTGGAGGATTGGTCTATCTAGGACATAAGAAAGACGAGGCACGCATTAAGGCGGAGGAATTTGGTTCAACCTTAGATGATGTCCAACGTGGAGAACTACGAACGTTCCAAAAAACTGTAGATGATACCAGCACAGCAGTTGCTAACTTTGGAACCCATGCTGGCGATGCTGAAAAAGTTTCTGAGGCTTTTAGAAAACTTCATGAAGAGGTAGCGGCAGGCGCTGAAAAAGCGAGCCAGAGAATGGAAGAACTGGCTAAAAAGTGGGGTATTAGCAATGAAGAAATCGCTAAAATGAAAGCAAGAAATGACCAAGTTGTTTCAAATACCGATGCAATGGCTAATCAGGTCAGTGAAATTTACAAACGTCACAATGGCGACGCTAGCAAGTTTTCTCAAGAAGAAAAAGAAATCATCTTGAATAATCAAAGAGAGATGATAAAAGCTAGAATCGAAATGATGGAATTATCTGGCGAACAACAAAAGGCTGCACTTCAGGCTCTGAATGGAGAGATTGGCAGTTTGAATGAAACGCAATTAAAGCACACAAGAGATGTTTTGAAGAAGGCTCTGGATGAAGAAAATCAGTTATATAAAACATCAAAAGATGAACTGAAACAGATGCTTGAAGGTAAACTCATTGATCGAGAGACTTATAACAAAAAACTGCAAACTCTTGAAACGGAACATACCCAAACCATGGAAGCTTTGGGAACTAAGTATTACCAGGTTATGCAAAACCTTGACGCTAAGGTAAAAGCTCGTACTGGGCAAAGCTGGAACTACTGGGAAGAAGCTAAGAGGGTTCTGGAAGAATATGGCTTGTCTTATGAAGTGATTGGCCAAAAAGCTGCAGAAGCTTCTCAAAAAGTGGGAGAGTCAAACAGTATTCTTGCTAAATATACTAGTGATATGAGCAAGGAAACGAGAGAAGCAAACGACGCTTGGTCTTTGTTGGTTGGGAATATCAATGAGAATGGGAACTTTGAGATTAAATCCAATGTAAAAGAAGTGATTGGGGAAGCGACTAAATCTGCTGAAGGTTGGGAGCAATTGCAATTTATTGTTAAAAATGCGAATATCAACTCAAATGCTCGGGTAACGATTGCTGAGGCTCTTGTTGAGTCTGGTAAGTGGTCAACCATGACACTGGAAGAAAAACAGTTAATTGTCCAAAATCAAGCAGGCTTGCAAGCTATCTTTGATAGTGAAAACCATCTTAGAATCTGGAACAGTATGCCTGCGGAAGTCAAGCAACTGCTTTTGGAAAATACAGATGTGATGAATAAGGCTGAGGAGGCTTCCAAAGCGCTCTATAACTACGATGCTTTGACTCCTAAGCAGAAAGAGTTGCTGGCTACGGATGAGAATTTCAGAAAGGCCGTTGCTCGTTCGACTGACACGCTAACGACTTGGAATGCAACCACTCCATTTACAAAAGATTTGAAACTAGATCCTACAAATGTTTTGAATAATGGGCAATTGTCAATAGATAAAATCATGGCTTGGAATCTATCTAATCCAGATACTAAATCATTAAATGCTACTGACAAAACTAGTGAAGCAGTTGCTAGTGCAAAAGCGAGTGTAAACTCTCCGAAACAAGAAAAACCAATTGATTTACTTGCGAAAGATCAGACTGCAGGTGTTAGAAATGAGACGAGTGCGGCTATTAATGCTATTAAGCAAAATAATCCAGTAGATATCCTTGCTAAAAATAGCACTTCCAGTACTGTTAGTGAGGTCAAAAGTGGTGTTAATAGTATTCAAGACAAAACGGTTACAATCAACGCTCAAGATAACGCTTCTGATGTTCTTTCAGGAATTAAGAGTTGGATTAACCGTGTAACTGGTAATTTCTTTACCAATATTTTTGCTAGTCGGCATGCTCAGGGTACCAACTACCATCCTGGTGGTCTTGCTATGGTCAATGACCAACGCAATAGTACTTACAAGGAATTAGTCACTCTTCCAGATGGTAGGAGCTTCATTCCTGAAGGTAGAGATGTCTTGCTTCCTCTTCCTAAAGGAGCTAAAGTTTTACGAGCAGATAAGACGAAACGCTTGATGCGTGAGATGGGTGTTCCTAAATATGCTGCAGGAGTTGGCATTCCGAGTGATGCTAAATTCCTTCGTGAGATGGAAGAAGCACAAGCTAAAATAGTGGTGCAAGCCCAAGGAGATATAAACAGTAAAGACAGCGATAAAGTCGTGTCTGAGATAGCGATTCTGAGAGCAAGTATGGAGAAGATCCTTACTGCTATCCTTGAAAAGCCGTCAGATACTTACCTGGACGCTGATAAAATTTCAATGAGTGTCTACCAACGTCAAGGTGCGATTTACGCTAGGGAGGGAATTTAATGTTTTATATGATCATCAATGGTTTTAACACATCAACTATCCCTCACTGCGTAGTGACGGATTTTGGTCAGGCGGAGGCAGCTAAACCTAGGGTGGCTGAAGATGCTACCCTCTACGGAGCCAACGGAAGTTATCGGGTGCTAGATGGGGGCTATGAGAGTTATGAACGGACTTTTTCGTTCTACATTCCTAAGTTACTGGATGTTTCTACTATCGTGGAGAAATTTCAGCCTAAGGACAATGTGCTAGAGTTTAGCTACCAGTTGGGGTCTGTCTTTTATGCGGATTTTATCGGTGCAACCTATAGCCCTCATGGGATGCATGCCTGGAAGCTAGAGCTTAAGTTGAACATGCAACCCTTTCGCTATCAGAAAAATGTTGCTCCTCTTGTCTTTACTGCAAGTGGCAATATCGACAATCCAGGCTCTGTCTATAGCGAGCCTGTGATTGAGATTGAGGGTGACGGAGATATTTCTTTGACTATCGGTCGGACAACTATGCACTTGACGATTAGACGAAAAGTGACCATTGATTGTAGACATAAGAAACAGAATATCTATAATGCAGATGGCGCTGTGCAAAATACTTTACGTAAACGTGGAGGCTTCTTTGAGTTGGCAGTTGGTAATAACGGTCTGGTCTTTACTGGTTCGGTTCGTAAGGTCACGGTTCGGCCGAATTGGAGGTATATCTTATGATTTATCTTACTGAAGGCAATACGCCTTTAAATGAGGCCTACAATGACGAAATCGTCCAGGAGCGGAACAATACCTATCAGCTGACCTTTCGCTTTCCTACATCGGATCCCAAGTGGGAATTGTTGAAAGAGGAAACTTTTCTGACTGCAGATGACCTGCATGGTGAGCAGGATTTTTATATTTTTGAGGTTGAAAAACAGCAAGGATATATCCAAGTCTATGCTAATCAGGTTATCAGCCTGTTAAATAACTACATCGTCAGCTCTATCGATGTAGATCGTGTCAGTGGGACGAGGGTATTGAGCGCATTGGCTGGTAGTATTACCAGAACCAATCCTTTTTCTTTCTTCTCAGATATTGATGATAGGCATACGCTCAACATCAAGGATAAGAATGCGATGGAGGTCTTGGCCAAAGACAAGCATTCTATCCTTGGTCAGTGGGGCGGAGATATGGTGCGAAATGGCTACAACTTACGCTTGTTGAAGAATGGCGGTTCTGAAAATGAATCGCTTTTTATGTACA